CGAAGATCGGCGCCGTGCCCAGATCGGTGTAGGTGCTGTCCGAATCCGACAGGTTGTACACGGTGCGGGCGGGCATCACGAACTCGTTCGGGCGGATCTTCACGTTGCGGGCGACCGCGATGGCCTGGCCCTCGTTGAGGATGCCGAAGCCGTAGGTCTCTTCGATCGACATGTTCTGGATGTTGTACTGGCCGTCTTCCCAGCTCTTGACATGAGGCTCTTCAGCCACAATCAGGGCGCCGAGGTTGCGGCTGTTGAACATCATGATGTCGGTTGTGCGCTGCTCGGGATCGAAGTTCACGAACGGGCTGACCAGGATCCGGAATGGAATGCCGAGGTAGTTCGGCAGGATCGGGGCCGACGTCATGTTCTGGTAGTTGCCAGAAGTCGCCTGCGACACTTCGCCGCCGGTGAGCTGACCGTTGGTGTATTGCCCGGTCTGGCCTTGGCCGATGCCGAGTCCGCCGTTGTTGTAGAACTTGTTGCCAAGCACCGCGGGGTTACCGGTGAAGTTGGCGAAGAAGCTGCCGCCGCCTGCCTGGATGGCAAACTCACGGAGGACAGGATCCTTGACCCACATCAACCACGCCATCGGGTGGACCAGAAGCGTGTCGGGAACGAAGCCGTTCAGCAACACAGCCGCGTACATGTCGAACACGTCGTCCACTGTCATGGAGCCGTTCAGCACGCCCTTGTAGTTGCGGCCGGTCGTGACGCCCTTGATCGGCTGCAGCGGGGAGCTGGCCAGACGGGAGTTCGGATCGTTGTCGAAGACCAACGTGCCGAGCTTCGTGATGAAGTCGAAGATGTACTCTTCCTTGTGGCGCGCGAGAGCGTTGCCGGCCAGACGCAGCCAGAAGTTGATCCATGGGTAGGCCGATTCCTCGACGAACCGCTTGGCGATCTTCAGGCGAAGGCCGTGACGCTTGACGGTCACGCCGAAGGACTGCGCGCCGCCGATGTTGATGTTGTAGATCGGCAGATCCATGCCGTCGCCGGTTTCCTCTGCACGCAGAGGCTCGACGGCCGGGAATACGGTCATCATGCCGGGCTTGTACTGGATCTTCTGAAGCAGATGCGTGCCGATCAGCATCGGCTCGATGCCTTCTTGCACGATTGTCGTCATCGCCTTCGGAATCATGAAGGCAGCGTTCTGGATGTCCAGGGCATCGTTGATGTCGACATTCTTATCGGCGACCGGGTCCCACCCGTTCGTACGGAAGATTGTCGCAAACCGATCCTGCAGTTCAAGTTCTGCCTTGAATTGTTCGGGAGTGACCTTGGTCTTTGACATGTGGAAAATACCCTCCTCAGGGCGGTTTGGTCCAACGTGGGCCGGCGGATTGTAAAGGGGTGAGTCAGAGACCGCAGTTAGCGTCTGGTCTCGACTTGGATAAGCTGGCGACACCGGCGATCGGGGCATTGGAATGCCCCGGCGATCTCACCCGCGGGGTTCTTCTTGACCACAAGCTTGTCGCAGACTCGGCCTGTGCCATCGGAGCGTTTGGCCATGCACCGCAGACCGTCACCCTTGACATACGCTTGGCCCTGGGTAATTACGATCTGCGGCATGGAATCTCCAACCAACTGTTAGTTATGTGCGTGCACCTGGATTACAGGAGCACGCGAACCAGGACGTAGGTGCCGTACTCGGCGCGCGCCTGAGTCTTCTGCAGCTGAGAGGCCTTGTAGATGCCGTCAGTCGTCAGGTTCAGGTCGTAAGGCAGACCCGCGGTGGCCGAGCCGCCCATCATGATGGCCGCCGGATTCGGATCGGTCATCGGGCCAACCATGCGAGACGGATCCCACAGCGTCTTGATGCGGTTCGAGAACCCGATCTTGTTGATCATGTTCACGACGCCGATCACGCGTCCGACCAGGTCGACAGGAGAGTTGACTGCCGGGTTGAACACCGAGTAGTTGCCCTGGTCGCCTTGGAACTGCGAGAAGGTCACGCCTGCGCCGGTGGTGGGAAGACCCGTGAAGTGGGCGAAGGTGCGGCCGTAGCCCTGCACGTAGCCCTGAATGCCGTCTGCCGTCGCATCCTGCTGCAGTGTGTTCGGTGTGGCGCCGATCCACGGCACCTTCAGAACGTACTGGGTCTGGATGGCCGTGCCCATCTCGTGCATGTAGTTCATGACCTGGAAGCCGATGGGGTTCAGGCCTTCGAGACGGTACAGGACGCCGCCAGCGAGCGACTTGTCGATGATGCTCACGCCGCCGATGTACTGGAAGACGTTCCGGGTGCAGACACCGATCGGGCGCGCCGTGCCATACGAATACGGAACTGCTGTGCCCACATGGCCCACATCGTCGATGTCGCTGGTGAAGACGAGACTGTTGGTGCCGGCTGCGAGCGCCCCGTCAACCACACCCGTAATGGTCAGGGTGGTTGTGGTAGCCACAGCTGTCACGGCGTTCAGGTTGAAAACGGCGGTGTAAGCAGCCTGTGCCGCGACTTGAGTCGTCTGGGCAGTCGCCAGGTTGGCCAGAGCGGTGTTGTAGGCCGCCAGGGCCGCCGACTGATTGGCGAGATCCGTGGGTGTCACGTTGATGCCGGCTGTAGTCACAACCACATTCGCGGCGGTGAGAGCGGTGTTGGCAGTCGTCACGGCGGTGTTGGCCGTGGCCAGCGCGGTGTTCGCCGCGGTGAGAGCCGCATTCGCAGCAGTCACAGCAGAAGCAGGCGCCTGAGCAGTAACCGCAGCCGCAACAGCTGTTGCAGCCGCTGCCAGTGTTCCGTTGAACTCAACCGTCACAGGTGTGCCGGCCGCGCCGACCTTGAAGGTCAGCTGACCTGCAAAAGTGTCACCAGCCGCAGCGACTGTGTAAACCAGGGTCGACGCGGTCGCAGCGGCGGAAGGCGTGAGCACCGGAACCAGGGGAACGTTGGTGGCGGACCCGGACAGGGTCGTGCCAGTCGTCACGCTCGGGAACAGAGTGCAGTTCCAGGCCCAGTTGATGTCGGTCCAGCTGACCGCAATCACGGTGCCGTTGGTCAGGGTCACGTTGCCAGGCGCGGCGTCGGCGGGAGCTGCCAGAACACAATGGTCGCCAGGAGTGACGGCGTTGCCGGTGCGGGGGTCGATGGTGAACTGATCGATCGAACCTGCGCCCCACTGAATGATGCACCACACGTTGGAACCGGCGGGCGTCTTGCCGCACTGCAGGCCGGAAGGAACGAGCGCACCGCTCTTGTCTTGCCCAATCAGGTGCTGCGAGCTGAGCACGACGGACGCCAACTTCGGATGGCCTTGATCCTGACGCAGACCGGGAAGGTAGGGCGCCGGATAAGGAACAGGCAGCCAGGGCTTCAGGGGCTCAGAGAGCTCCAGGTCCGGGGTCGTCTGGCCGATACGGTCTTGCCCGAACAGTTTGCCGGTGTACTGGTTGTTGAGATCAACTGGCATGAGATTTCTCCTGCAACCTACTTACTGGTTGCTTAGCTGAGCTTCACACGTCCGTAACGAACGTCGGCGATGTACCGCTGGCGGTCCGTTTCGTCATGAATGTAGGTGAGCATGCGATCGAGCTTCTGGGCGTCTTGCACCGTGAGCGCAGGGATCAGAGCCGGACTGGGGTCCGTTCCATCAGCCTCATCTACGTGAGCGTTGTCGTTTACCGTGGTTCCCTGGTCGGTGCCAGCTTTCCCCGGTTCGGCCGCGGTGTTCCACTGCAGCTCGGTGAAAAGATCGGTCACAGCGTCTTTCAGACTCTGGATGTGGCGCTTGGCAAACTCGGCGATCTTGTCCTGAATCTGCTTCGGATCGAGGCCGACATAGCCGTCCTTCTTCCGCAGGCAGTTGTGCATGACCAGCGTCGTTGCCAGGCTCGTCTTCGAATCCAGGAGGACGGCGGCGAGCAGGCGGTCCTTGGTGGCGACACTGGTTCTGATCGTCGCCAGCTCATCGGTCAGGCCCAGAACGGCGTCGTCCTTCTCGGCCAGCTCGTCCTTGGTGATGAGCAACGAATCCTTGATGTTCTCAGTGAGGTACTTCTTGGCCCACTCGACATAACGGTCCTTGTTCCACCGCTCGCCCAGGGCGCTGTGAAGATCCTCCATCTTGTACTGCAGTCCGTGCTTGTCGGAAGCCGCTGACTTGTGATGCTTGTCCAGACACTCGTAGTGGCCAAGAATCTCCTTGACCTCTGCGGCCCGGGTGTCCTTGTCGGCCTCCTCGGCATCGAACAGCTTCAGGTCGGCAGCCAGAGTCTTCAGCTCATCACTGATCGGTCCCCGAAGCTTATCCCTGAGGTTGTCGGAGCATTCTTCGCAGACGTACTCGCCATCGGAAGTAAAGCCGAGGTTCTTTTTAGAACCGCAATTGAAGCACTTGTTCTGTGCGTCCTCGGTCTTCGTAATCCCGCACTTCAAGGTCTTGCCCTTTCTCTCCACGCAGGCCCGTATCTTCTCCTTGGCGCCGTCGCTGATCTTGGCCCGGCCGAGCAGCCGAAGGGCTGCGGTGTGATGCGCGCAGTCTTCCACGGGGAAGGTGCGATTCGGACCACAGAAGGACTTGCCACTCAGCTTCTTGCGGGCTTCCGCATCCAGCTTGGCGTCCTTGATCTGTTCGTCCTTCAACTCGCCGCTGGTGCCGGCGGCATCCAGCTCGACGCAAAGCTCGTCGTAAACCTTCTGTTCGTCGGCGAAGAACGCCTGGTCCTCATCGGTCAGGGTGAACCCTGTCCAATCGCAGACCCCGTCCACGCACTCGGTTGCCTCAGCAACCGCTGTCGTAATGGCAGCCGCGGCGTTGGCATCTTCGGCCACTGCGGGAACCGCTGCAAGATCGGCGCTCATGCTGGCATCGTCAATCGCGGCCGGATCGGCAGTTTCTTTCCGCTTCCAACCGTTCTTGCGGATCTTGGCTGTGAGAGTCGACTGCAGGCTGCGCCGGGAGGTCTTGTCGTCGTCCGTTTCCGGTGTCCAGGCCGTGAGCTGATCCTGAAGATCGAATGCTGTTTCTGCCGTCAGATCAGGGCTCTTGAGAGTCTTCCCAACGGCGGCCACGTCAATCGTCATCTTTGGTTCCTCGTATTCAATCACGATGTCCGACTCGTACAGGCTGTCGGTCAGTTTGAGGCCCCTGTCGATAGCAAATTGCTGGTCATCGAGAGGCAGACCAAGGAAGAACATCTTCTCGAGGGAATCCTTCAACTCATAGGACTTCACCTGAGCAAACGGATCGGCTCCGAAGTTGACGAAGCTGAGCTCCTTGTACTTGAACCTTCCCGAGATCAGGAAGGCCATGCGTCCATCGACAATCTCACCGGGGCGGTGTTCACATTTGTCTTCAGACGCCCAGTCGGTGTGGCAGATGGAACAAGTGGCCGAGTCGGTAATCGCGCCGGCCGAAACGCACAGATACTCGTCGCGGAGTATCTTTTGAATCGCATCAGGGTTGGTCAGGTTCAGACCCAGTTCGATATGACCAACGCCCTGGTAGCCCTTAACCCGGGCCAGGTTGTCCTGGATCCAGTCCACCGTCTTGAACAGGTTGAACTTGTTGCCAGACTTCGAATCACGGTTGTAGAAGACTGATTCCTTCAGAACCGGAAAGTCCCTGGCGTATTTCCAGGAGTCGTCGATGTACTTGGCCTCACGAATCCGGCCCAGGACATCGCCTTCTTTGTCGTGCCCCCGAAGGACGGGGAGTGCGGCGACCCCTTTGGGAACCCAGGTCTGAACCGCGTCCTGCATGCAATCGGGACGGTAGAACTTGCGATTGCCCGTAACGATGCCGGCGTGAGTCGCGTCCACGCGAACGAGCAGGCTGTGGCCTGTCTCGGACTTCGAGTCTTTGCACTCGAACAGGAATCTCTTGTTCTCAAGAACCGCGCTCGGACGAAACGTCAGAAAGTCGTGGATCTTGAGCCAACGGCGTTCGCTCAGCATGTCCAACC